TGCTTGGTGTGTACCCTCCAGATGTTAGTATATTTGTAAAACTTACTGAATTAGCGCCATTGGCTGAAAAATCTGATCCTACTGTCAATGTTACACCGGCACCTGCATTCCAATACTGCAAATCAAATTCAAATCCTGCGTTATAATTTGCATAAACTTGCTTGTTTTCAAGATCTACAGTCATTTCATATTTCTTTAATGGCCTCTTTACAGATCTAACCATATTAGAATTTCGTGGTATTAATTGACTTTTAATTGTCCTTAAAAAATTAGCTGTTAAATTATTTACATAGGCACCGGATGAATTATAAATATAAAATTTAATGTCCTCTGATCCACCATTTAAATATGCCTGTTTAGCAGGTAAAATCGCATTACCTACCAATGCGCCACTCTGTATTCCTTCAATAATTCTTTGATCACCATAAGATGATGAATTAACTATGTACCATCTGCCATAACTTTGAAAAATTTTGACATTTGTAGCAATTAAAATAGATCGTAAAACCTTTTTTGCATCTAAAATATCATTGTCTTTTGTTATATACGCATTTGTTTTGATCAATAAATCTGCATAAATATTTGACCAATTGGCTGATATACCTGTCCTAATATCATTTGAAATCCATATATCAAAATCCAATCCTAATTGGCCTAAATTCTGATAAATAAAATCCCACAAAAATGTGTTTTTAGCCTCTGTTAATGTATCCGGCAACCATGTATTAAATCCTTTTAATTGACCTAATCCATCAATGGCTGTTATTTGAATGTCATAAGGTGGTGTAATAATGGCCTCTTGATAAACATCATTGGTGATAAATCCCGACCAATAAACAGACCAAACACCCACAGATTCTTGAAAATATAGAATTAGTTTATATTCCCTTTCATCGTATAAATAAAAATTATCATAAGTAACATCATTAGTTACCTTTAAATTCAATGTTGCTGATGATCCAATCAATGGCTCATAAATATCATCATCTGCTTTCCATTCAATTGTCATGGGTTCACCATCGCAGATTAAAGGAAAAACAGTGCCGGAATAATCTTTTTTTAAGATTTCAATTTTGCGCTGATTGCCTTGAATATCTGAAAATTCTAATCTATATCTTGCACCGTATGCCATAACTATCCTATTCTATTTCTTGTTTTTTCTGCTCTCTGTAATGCTAAAATTAAATCTTGGCCTCTTACTACAAACTCCCCAGACAAATTCATGTCATTGCCTCCACCAAAATCCATCATGTTTTGTAGTTTAGATAATGGCGCAATTACTTCCGGATTGGATTTAGCACCCATGTACTCACCCATTAATCCCATTGTTGGGCCACTAACTATACCACCTTTAGCAAATGCGCTAATTCCTGTAAATGCACCCTGTACCACCCCCATTGCAGCTGCAATAAATGGCGCTAATGCTACCAAACCTGCCGGCCCTGCTGCTGCTGCTGCGTTTGTACCTACTACAGCTGCATTAGATTGCGCTGTAGCAAAATTTGTAGCTACTTTCTTTTTACCGAAAATAGATTCAGCTATGGCCATGGCACCCATTTGCACCAATACATTTGCCATTGCTCCTATAAATCCTTCTAATCCTGTTTTAGCTAATCCAAATGAATTTACAATGCTATTTCCTATGCTTTGAAATACTTGCTGTGTGGTATTTTTTAGCATATCCATGGCCTGCATATACATATTAAATTGTTCTGATTGTAGCGCTAATTGTTCTGATAATATAGCAGTACTTTCAGTAACTCGCTGATCCATTATCTGGAATGGTGTGGCAATATTGGTAACTTGCCCATATAGTTTTTGTAATGATGTAAAAAATTCACTATTTGTAATATCATAACTAAACCAACTTTTTATTAATTTTCCAAATTCAGCACCTTGTGATGATGTGGTAGCTAAAAACTTTTTTAATACATTTTCCTGTTCTGATGTAATGGTTTTATTAACCGATTGTAAATCATCAAATATTTCTTTATTTAAATCCTTTATTTTAGTTCCTAAATCACCAAAATCAAATTTTGCTTCTGCTGATATTTCAACAGGATCAGTTTTCTTTTTTGTTTCTTCTTCAATTGGATTAACCTTATTTAAATCTATACCGGCTGTCTTGGCAATTGCTGCCTGTAACTCAATATTTTTCTTTATTTGATCATCTAAACCTTTGGCATATTGCGCCCCTGCATTCTTTAAATATTTAACATTTCCTGTTAATTGATATAAAGACCAATTTAATAAAGTTGTGGCATCTAAATTAGCATTTGTTTTACCTGTTTGTAGATCTAAATTATCTGCTGCGAGCTGCTCAATTCTTGACATTGCTGCCTGTTGTGTAGCTTTTTGTAGCAATGCTGTATTATATTTATCTATTGCTGCTTTTGCCTTATCTGTATTAATAGAATCTAATGTAATATTCTTTAGATATTCTGGTGATGTGGCATTAATTGCTTTTATAGCTTTTAATCTTTCTTCTTTACTTACCCTTTCATTCTTGGCTATTCCAACCAATCTTTCAAGATTTGATTTTTCCTTTGCTATATTTTGATTGGCTTCATCCCTAACAGCTGACATTTCCTGTTCTGCTGTTTTTGTTGAATTTAAAATGCCTGTATATTGTACAAATGCAGTTCCTAATATTGCTAAAGCTGCTGCCAATGCTAAATATGGATTAGCTATTAAAAATTTACTCATTGATTGCAGTACTTTTTGTGCTGCTGAAAATCCGGAAATCATTTTTTCAGATACCAATCCAACTATATAAAGCAATGGCCCTAATGCAGCTGCAACACCTCCAATAATTACTATTAATTTTTTATTAAAATCAGATGTTTTAGATATTGATCCAATGTAATCATTTATGCCTTTAATAACTTTTACCACTGTTGGTAACATTACTTGGCCAAATTCATTTCCCAACTGCTTTAATCCTTCTTGCATCATTCGCATTTGATTGGCTGCGCCTCCACCTGTTCTCTCAAAATCACCATGTGCATTGGCTGTGGCATCTGTTACAAATTGGTAACGTAACATCACTTTTTCACCTTGTGTCATTTCAGAATACAATTTTTTAATACCATTTGCCAAAGCATAGGATTTCAAATTGTCCTCTGTCATTACAACACCCAATCTTTTTAATGATTCTGTTTCACCTGTAAATATCCCATTTAAAGCTGTTGTAACTTCGGCAATGTTCATATTTTTAAATGATGCAAGATCACCGGCCAACCCTACTAATGATGTGGATAATTTAGCTGATTCTGCTGTACTTAATCCCATTGATGTGGCCATATCCCCAAACAATGCAGCCATGTCTAATGCTGTACCCTCGGCAATACCAAATGATTTTAAGGTATTTTTTGCAAATGCTTGCACCTCTGCTGATGATCCTTTAAATGCTACATCTACTTTGTTTAAAGATTCATTAAAATCTGTAGCCATTTTGATTGCAGCGCCTCCTAATAAGGCCAATGGTGCTGATAATCTTAAGGACATTGACTGCCCTATATCCTTCATTTGTTTACCAAATGCAGATAATTTCTTTTCAGCTGATGATAAGGCTGCCTCCAGATCTTTGGAATTGCCATTAATAAATATTTCTAATGTATTTGCCATGCCTCAAAGTTATAAAAAAAACCAATCCTTACTTTGATTGGCTTTTCTTGATTTGTTCCATAAATGCTTGTAATTCTTCTGGTGATGATTTAGGTACACCCTTATTTAAATACACATCCTGTGGCAAAGGAAATAGCTTATCCGGTGTGATTAATTGTGATCGCTTTTTAGCTGTAGAATTCACAATCATTGCGCTTTCAAATCTACTCATTTCCCAAAAAAGGTTCATTTTAATTGACCAACTCTCCCCTAACAACGCATTTTCCTTCCATGTATTGCGCCAAAAATGATCTGGTAAAATACCTGCTTGACCAATGTAATAATCAAACATGGCATCCCATGTTAGGGGTTTTTCTACTTTGGGTTTTTTGTCGATTTAGATACGTTTCTGCGCACCCCTGCATTTAAATCATTACCTAAAACCCTTGATTCCATTAATGTATTTATAATAGTTCCTAATGCTTCCTGATCAATTTCATCCATCCAAGCACCTACACTAAATTTATTATAATCTATTTCATTATTGTTTTCCTGATCATAGGCAATGATACCGGCATACACCATATCACGCATTGTGGCCATGGATAAACCGGATCCAAAGATCTTATCTACTTCGGATATTTTGAATCCTGATGCTTCCTCAAATGCTGCCCAGAAATTCATTGAAAAATGCAATGTACGGGTTTTGCCTCCCAAATCTAATTGGCAGTAACCCCTTTTTTTGTTGACTTCCATTTGTTTTTATGATTAGATTAAATTCAAATACCCAACACCATTGCTGATGTTGGGTTAATATAATTATTGCAAATTATTACAATACTGATTTAACAATCGCACCTGTAACGGTGATAGTTCCACTAAAAGTTACAGCAGCTTCCATCTCACCTGTTTGCTCTAATGATGAAATAAATCCATCACAGGTATAAATTGAATCACCTGCTGTAGTTGTTCCAAAAATTGCAGTCAATTGAGTTCTTGCGATTAACAAATCCAATAATTGCTCTGCATTATTAGCATCTGAATAATCTACTAAACCATCAAATGAAATCTCACCTGATTTTAAACCTGCAATTCCTTCAGACCAACCGGCTGAATCTTTTGTTGTAGCATCAGCCACATCCAAATTAACTGATAATGTACATGATGTGGTGTGTCCTACCACTGTGCCTTCAACCTTTAAAACAAGATTGGTGCCGTTAAATACTCCTGCTGTTGCCATATTATTTGTTAAATTTTATTCCTCTTTTTTTGTGTAAAAATAGAAAAATATCTTACACATTTTCCCAATTGATATTTATATTTTCCCAATTCGTAAAAACCAAATTCCATGGCAATCTCGGCTCCCAATAAACACGACCATCAATCACAATATCAAGTGAATATCTGACCACTGTTTCTGTTTCTGCAATTTCTTCTACAGCTGTTACATAGCCTCCACCAAAATAAAACATTCCGGCTGTTTGGAATACCCATTTAGTGTATTTTTTAGTGATCAGCAAATTGACAAATTGATCATAATTCATCTGATCGCTGTAATCCACTAACCCTTCTACCTTCATTGTAACAGATCGTTTACCTGCTATACATTCGGCCCATCCACCACTATTTTTATTTGTGGTGCTTGGTAGATCTAAATTCATTGATAATACTGCATTGGTGCTATGCCCTAAAGCTATATCCCCATTGTATACAATTACATTAGATCCATTATATAGTGGCATTTTCTTCTATTGGTGGC